GCAGCCTATACCACGCGATACAAGGCTCTCAGGGCGTGGCATGACTCAATGGGCAAGGATGGACTATAGGCCAATCGACCTGCCCCCTTAACGCCCTTTGTACGTGCCACATTGCCCTTGCTTATCAATAGATAGGCAGGGGTTTTCCCATGCGCTATACTTGCGAATGACTCGCAACTACGTGTTGTTGTGGTAAGTCATGAGTGCTGCGAATCCTTAGTTCTCCGCCAAGTATTTTCTTCAGCAATCCCCCAACTAATTGATACCTATGACATTTATACCACTGTGGCACATATGTCACACTAATGATTTATTCCTACGCCCATTGAGTTAGCTATTGACTCGTGTCCAGATCACCCGTGCGATACTTATGTCACACTCGATGATTCTTTTGTGCCCCTATTAGATTAGGTGTTGACATTGGTTCGTATACTATGGTATACCAATGGGACCCTATGGGAAACTCGCAAGTGATTCGGCCCCGGGGCGTATCCACCTCAGAACCCAAAAGAAAGAATTTACTTTGGATACCCTACAACCCAACAAGTAGTCGAGACTACGCCTTTAATCACGAATTGTTACAGTCTCACTAATGTTACACCTAGTGGGGGTATCACGAGATGTTACAAAGGTAATCCCTATAAGGCTTCAAGTAGTCGAGACTACAACCCAACATCACGAATTGTTACAGTCTGTTCACGAATTGTTACAGGTATTCCGTGAGGATTGTTACAGAAATCTAATTCTTTACCATTTGGTCAAATAATTCTTTCGTTAGATTCCAACACCTTGGAAGAAAGTGTGAAAATACTTTGGTTTTTCTTGTGTAAAATCCTTGTAAAAGGACTTATATATAGGTACAAGGGGGTAGGGGGTACTAGAGTACATACTTAAGTATTAACTACACCAAGTAATAAGAAGTAATAAGAAGATACTTAAGTATTACTTAAGTATTAAGCTACAACAAGATTAAAGACTATTAAGAATTAAGATACTTAAGTATATACTAAAGTATTAGACTATTAAGTTATATAATTACTATTAAGTATTCAGTAACTTAAGTATATACTAGAGTACGGTCTACCTTCTTAAGTCTATTAAGGTTTGTAGTATTAAGATACTTGATGACTTGATGACTTAAGAGACTGGTACATGCGCTACCATCCTAAGTATCCTTTGTGTAGGATCAAGCTTAAGGAACATGCGCTACCACCTTAGGTATATATACTCCTTGTAGTAATAATACACCCAATAAGAATACAAGAAGCATTGGCTTCGATCAATACCATCCCCCTGAGACCTACAGAGAGCCTACATGGGCCTGTAAGGGCTTCTTGGGTGGGGTGGGTACTAAAGACTACGGTAGAGCCTCTGGTGGCCCCTGTAGCCATTCCTGTAGATAATCCCCCAAGTCTTAAGAGGACACTTAAGTAACATGAGCAACTTCGGCGCACCAATTAACAAGATCGGTAAGAATAAAGCTATTGCCAACCTTGTGCAGAAGCGTGTGAAGGAAGGCTTGTCCGTTAAGGATATTGTAGGAGAAGTTCAGGCTAAGTTCGCTGATGCACCTCGTTCCCTTAATACCTTCTATAAGTATTACAAGAGTGACCTTGAGGCTGCTCGTGCAGAGATCAATGGGCTTGTAGCATCTAAGGTTATCAAGCGGGCCTTGGAGGAAGGTGAATACGGACACTTCCCTAGCCAAGAGTTGTTCCTTCGTAGTAAGGCTGGTTGGTCCCCCACTAGCACTAATATTGAAGTCGAGCAGGATAGTGCAGATGAAGACCTTAGTGCTATTGACCAGCTTGCTGAATTGCTGGGTTTGGACCTAGATGACACCTTAGGTGCAGGTTTGGACTTAGATAAGCCTTTGGACCCTAGAGATGAATAGTCTCGCCCCCTAGAGATGATTAAGGTTATGAAACATGACCCCGACACCAGTAAAGAAGACCCTAACGGCTGATGCACTTAGGGCTTTACCTAAAGATAAACTACAGCAAGTATTAAAGAAGCTATCCCCTAAGCAAGCTGAAGACCTCAAGTACGACTGGAGGTTCTGGGCTAGACCTAACCAGCTAGAGCCTCAAGAGAAGGACTGGAACGTTTGGCTGATAAATGCAGGTCGTGGCTATGGTAAGACCCGTGCAGGTGCTGAGTGGGTACGTGAGCAAGTTAAACAGGGTGCTAAAAGAATTGCTGTAGTTACACGAACTGGCAATGACCATGAGAAAACTGTTGTCAACGGTGAATCTGGTCTTATGTCATTGTGCTACGCTGGTGATAAGACTTATTCTGGCCAAGCAATGGGTATGCCTTATTGGTCCTCTACAAAAAAGACACTTAAATGGGAAAACGGTGCCACAGCCTTTTTCTTCTCCGCTGAAGAGCCTGACGGTCTTCGTGGCCCCCAATTTCACTGTGCTTGGGCAGATGAGTTAGCAGCTTGGAATAACCAGCAGATGGCTTGGGACATGCTGAAGATGACGGTACGTCTGCCTTGGAAAGGTAAGAACAAGTATTGCGTCACCACCACCCCACAGTCCACTCCACTTATTAGAAGTCTTGTAGCACAATCTAAACCTCGTGTGTTGGAAGATGGTACAGTAATCCCACGGTCTGTAGTAATTACCTCAGGTTCCACTTTTGAGAATAAAGCCAACCTTTCAGAGGAATTTGTTAAAGACCTTGTTTCAAGCTATGAGGGTACCCGTCTAGGGAGACAGGAACTTTACGCAGAAATCCTTACAGAGAATGAAGGCTCTCTTTGGACCCTTGAGATGGTGGATGCAAGTCAAGTAGACCTAGCGGATGTACCAACTCTAGTTAGAAAGATTATTGCAGTAGACCCTGCTGTATCAGCCAACGTAGAATCAGATATGACCGGTATTATCTACGCTGGTATTGATATTAACGGTATCGTCTACATTCTTGGTGACTACACTATGAAAGCCTTACCTGAAGTTTGGGGTAAAAAAGCAGCCGAACTATTCTATGATTTTGATTGTGACAGGCTCATCTATGAGAGTAACCAAGGTAAGGATATGATCCCGCCTTTGTTCCGTGTTGTAGATGAGAACATCCCACTTAAGGGTGTACACGCTTCAACTAACAAAATCGCTAGAGCGGAGCCTGTGAGTGCCTTGTATGAGCGCGGTAAGGTAAAGCACGTCAGAAACCCCTCTGACCCCAAGGCAAGTCTTGTAGAGCTTGAGACGCAGATGACAACCTATGAGCCTATGGGCAAACAGAAGTCCCCTGATAGGTATGATGCCATGGTTTGGGCTGTTACTGAACTTGCTCTTAAAGGCTACGCTAAACCCCAACTAAAACTTGCATATAGTAATGCTAAAGGACTAGGAAACAAATAATGGCTACTCTTAATGATCGGGTGTTCGATAACGGTCTAACCGTCCTAGACACTGAAGCTAACCGTATTGATATTACCTCCGTAGAGGCTACTACCTATGTAGCTGCTACAAGCACTAACACTCTAGGTAACTCTACCAGCCTGAGCATTGGTGCGCCTGCTGACCGTGCAGGTGGTGGTCGTGAGGTTGTTGTAGCAGCTATTACCGATGGTTCAGTTACAGGAACGGGTACAGCTACCCACTACGCTATTGTAGATACTGTCAACTCTCGCCTTCTGGCTACAGGTTCCCTCTCTGCATCACAAGCAGTTACTTCGGGTAACACCTTCACACTGTCGTCTGTATCCATCGGTATTCCTGATCCAGCCTAAAGAGGTTCTCTAAATGGTAACTCTCGTCAACAGAGCTAAGATGACCACGGCCACGACTGGCACTGGCACGATTACCCTTGGCACTGCTGAGAGTGGATACCAGACCTTTGCGGCTGCTGGTGTAGTAAACTCTGATGTAGTTCGCTACGTCATCGAGGACGGCACTGGATGGGAGATTGGCGAAGGCACTTACACTGCCTCTGGTACTACCCTAGCCCGCACCGTCAGCGAAAGTTCTAACGCTGGCTCTCCCATCAACCTTTCAGGTTCAGCAGTGGTGTTTGTGGGGGCCACTGCTCAGGATTTTTTTAGTTCTCCTGCATCCGATACTTGGGTGCGCAATCCGTCTTGGCCTGCTTGTGAGGCTGATGCGGGTGATAACAAGATCGTGGGGCTTTACGCAGTCTGGCCGGGTGATGGCGTAGGAACTGGCGGAAACTTCTTTGCCATGACGATCTCTGGCGCTTACACCATAGACTTCGGTGACGGCACCACGACCAACTTTACCAGCGGGGCAACTGCATATCGTGAATACGATTACAACAACGCCAACCTTGCCAACACAGACGCGCCTGTCACATTCACGGCATCTACTGACACGGTAAACCGCACGGCTCATGGCTACAGCAACGGCATGGTTGTTCGGTTCTATGGGATCGTCACGACAACGGGCATCGACCAAGGGCAAGCGTATTACGTCATCAACGCTACGGCCAACACGCTCCAAGTGTCCTTGACTGAGGGCGGCTCTGCTGTTGTGTTGACCAATGATGGTTCTGCTACCCTGTTGCCCTACAAGATCGCCACGGTAACCATCACGCCGCAGGCAGCGAATAACTTGACCAGCGTAAACTTCTTCGTGAAGCATAACCAAGCGTCATTGGCTAACGGCTACGCAACAGGCTGGCTGGATATTGCGATTGCTGCACCAAGCTGCACAGCACTGACGATTGGGTCAACGGGAACGACTATTCGTCACGACTATCTTGAGCAGGTGCGGCTTAATCAGCTAGGGAGCATTACGACTTTTGCCAGCTTGTTTGCGCGCTGTAGAGGTTTGCAGAGTGTCGTAATCGCCGATACGATTACCACTGTGACAGACACAAGCAATATGTTTAACAGTTGTTCTTCACTCACCTCAGTCCCCCTCTTTGATACATCTTCGGTAACAACCATGTCGGGGATGCTTCAACTGTGTGACTCGCTCACTTCGGTGCCTTCTTTCGATACGCCTTTACTTACAAACACAAGTGGTATGTTTGCAAACTGCGGCTCACTCAGATCAGCATCCCTCTTTGATACGTCTTCGGTCACAAGAGTGGATAGCATGTTTCAGGCTTGTTACTCACTCACTTCGGCCCCTCTCTTTGATACGTCTTCGGTGACACACATGACCAATATGTTTAGGGATTGCTTCTCGCTCACCGCAGTCCCCCTCTTTGACACGTCTTCAGTGACAACCATGACTTCCATGTTTCAGGCTTGTTACTCACTCACTTCGGTCCCCCTCTTTGACACGTCTTCAGCGACAACCATGATTTCTATGTTTAGAGACTGTTTTTCACTTTCTACGGTTCCAGCACTCGTCACCACTGCGGTCACTTCTTCTTCAAACTTCACTAACATGTTCGTAAACTGCAACAGCAACGCCCGCATCGAAGCCAAAGATTTCCGCTTTACGTTCTCAGTGGCCAGCAACAAGCTATCCGCAGCGGCACTTGATGAAATCTACACCAACCTGCCTGTTGTGGTGGGGCAGACAATCACGGTCAGCGGCAACTACGGTATTGCAGGCGATACACCAACCATTGCAACAGCCAAGGGCTGGACGGTTACAGGGAGCTGATGATGGAAGATACAAGCGGTTTCTACAAGCGGGACGCTGGGGGCATACTGCTCTTTGGGCGCTACTTTGTGCTGAATGCTAACTATCACTTGAAGCGGGAAGACCACGCATTCTACGAGTATAATGTTGATGGTTGGTCGTGGTTCGAAAGCGATGAAGCTGCTCGTGTGGCGCTTGGATTTCCAACCAAACTAGAGGAAGCGTTCAACGCAATGACTGATGAGGACAAGCGCAAGCTGCTTGGGATGGAGTAACACATGCTTGGCTTTTCCCCACTCGCTGCTTCCCCGCTTGGCGATGATGGGGTTGTTGCTGAAGTAATCTACCTACTTACTGGTGTAGGTATTACTACAGGTAATCCAACTGTAGGTAACTCTAGTGTATCACAAGAGCATGACTTAAGTATCAATGGTATTACTACAGGTATTCCAAGTGTGGGAAGCCCTGTCGTATCCGAAACTACAGCCCTTGCACTAGTGCCTATCACTACGGGTGTTCCTATCGTTGGTGCGTCTACTCTAGATCAAGAACACGACCTAGTTCCTGTATCCATTACCACAGGTACACCTTCCATTGGTGCTGCAAACCTCTCTGAGGGTGGTGAATTAGTTGCTGTAGGTATTACTACTAGCTCCCCCGTTATCGGTACACCTACCATAACACAAGACCAAGTTATTGTAGCTAATAGTTTGACGACAGGATCGCCTGTTATTCTACCGTCAACACTGGTTCAAGCACATTCACTATCTGCTGCTAACATCAACGCAGAGCCTCCTGTCATTGGTTCACCCACTGTATCTGTAACCTCTGGTGCTGTTGCAATTCCTATCACTACGGGTGCGCCTTCTGTAGGCACCTCAAGTATAGCCCAAACGCATAACATAGATGCTGTTGGTGTAGTATCCCAAGAACCTACTGTAAGCCTGTCCGTTATTACCCAAGCACACCATCTAACTTTGGTCACCGTAGTAATGGGTACTCCAGAAGTAGGCATAGGGTACATTAATGCTGCACAAGGTAGAGCTGTACACGTATCTAATAGATCATACAATGTAG